CAGAACCTGCTATGGGTGCTGGTAATGTATAGGTATTATCTTGACTTCCATCTGGAACAAGTAAAATTCTTCCACTATGAGTTGCATTAGTCAATGTAACATTTCCATCTGAAAGACTCACAGGTGCGCCACCAAGAGTAGTAACCTCTGTAATTGTTCCAGTAGTGGTGTTTTTACTAATAGTTTTGATTGTGCTTTCAGAGCGTATTGGCCCTGTAAAAGTTGAATTTGCCATATTTGTCTCCTTGTCTTGGCAAGTCAGTTACACGATGTAACTGTCAAGGTGTTTTTATTTTATAGTAAAAAGGGGCAACTCGCAAGTCACCCCTTTACTTTTTTATGCTCCGGGTGAACCGAATACACATCTTGGATCAGAGAAACCAAAAGAATATCTTTCTCTTGCTTTAAATCTCATGTTTCCTGTATCAAAGTCAGCTTCCATAGAAGTTGCTAATGGTGATCTTTCAAACATCTTAAAACCATTTGGAGCGTCTGTTTTAATAAAAAACGCATCTGTATCGGTTAAAAAGTGATTGACTACTACACCATCTGGCAACATACCCATGTTACGTATAGCATTTACATCATTGTCTGATGTTCCTGAACGTAGAGTAGATGACATTAATCTATCTGCAATAAACTGAAGTGCTGGTGGAATAATTAGTTTCATTCCACGTAATGCAACAATCATATTTCTTTCATCAACGAAATTTGAAATATCGATCAATGCATTCTCTAATGAAGTTTCATTAAGATCAGCTGCAGTTGATGGTTCGTTTGAAAACGTACCACCCATTGCTAAAGGATGATCTGTAGCACATAACTCTTTGCCATCACCACCAGTAAAGCTTGAATTAAACGCATTGTTTAATGTAGAAGCAGCTTTTACTTGCTTTGTGTGTGACATTGAACGTGCTAACGCTCTTGTATAACGAGCGCCTAAACGATCATAGAGATTATCCTCTATTGCTTCTTCAGTTAATGCAAACGCTAGTGCAATTGTTTCATGCGTATAACGAGCAGTATATGCTTCGTTTGCTGTATCAAATTGCACACCAGAACCTTCACTTTTTGTTGGTGCGTTACCAAAACCCACTAACATGACTTCTTCTTCAAATGCACGATCTGAAGTTTCTGTGTCATATATCTCAGCGTGTTCGTCATCGTAACGCTCATATTCCATACCAAAAAGAGCATTAAGTCCTGGCTCTAACTCTTTTGCGAGTTGTGATCTAGAAATAGCCATTATCTAATCCCCTTATGCTAATCCGGCAGCTTTAGCGCCAAATATGTGGTTTTGTATCACTACATATACATTTGTATTTGCAGATGATACGTCTGAATTTTCTGGATCCTCAGAAATATCAATAGCTTTTAAGGGTAAACCAGCGGTTGTTGCCCCATCAGATACATTTAGTTCTGAGCCAGCTAACCCTGTGGTGGTACTTCCTGCAGAAGTATACACTACATCAAAGTTTCCGAACAAGTCTGCAACAGGAAAAGCTGCATTTGCTTGAATCTCAAAGACAACCATTGGGTCGTCAATAACAAAAGCAATTATGTCAGAAGCATTTGTGCTTGCTGGGTAAAATGGGCTGAATACAGTTTCCTTAGTCGTAGGATCAGTGTATTGACACCCGTTAAATACGCCAACTATAGGAACAGTTCCTCCATCTGCATGGATTTCTACACCTCCACCAGTAACTTGGGCTACCATGTCACCAGTGAAAATACTTGTTCCGTAATTGGCAGCGATTCTATATCGGCTTTGGCCCCCTGTAAAAGGTGTGCCTCCTATCCTCTTGACAGGACGCAAGCCAAAAGCAGCATCTTTATTTGCCATTTTTTTGTTCTCCTTATAAAAACAAATTAATCTTTAGTTGGTTTCTGTGACCCAAAGGTAACAGAAGTGCTTCGTTGTGGAGCCAGCTTCGGCATATTTGGATTGTTTTCACGCATCCAATCACGATCTACAGCCTCCATTTGATTTTGTGCCACATTTTGATAGTGTTTATTTCGCTGTTCTGCAATTTCTTCTGGTATTCTTGCCAATACTAAACCACCAACGCCTATAACGCCTGCGTTTTTACCTTCATCTATTACAGGTGCGTCAAATTCAGGATACTCTTCTGCTTTGACCAGTTCATATCCCTCTCTTCTTCTTTTGTGA